AATATTTCATCCAACCCAGTATTTTGGTTAGGTTGTTGTAAATAAATCGATGCATCTTTTGATGCTGTTAAAAAATATATCATTATACTACTCTCCCTTTAATATCTTTATTTGGATATTTAACTTCAAACACCGATGGGTCTAATGATGGATAAACCATCTTACCCTTTGTTGCCGATGATATATTATATGAGTTTTTTGAATAATTACCCAAACATTTATTTACAATATCACATTTTGGAACTGATTGAACTCCCTCAATACCTGCAATTAATAATTCAATTTCAGAAATATTAATTGGCATATTAAATGTCCAATTATCTATATTAAAATAATTTTGAAGTTCGGTAATACACTTAGTTAAAACTTCTCTTTTATTATACCCACCATAAACTCTAATTTCAAAATCTACTCCAATATTAATAACAAACCCATCTAATAAGTTTACACCATCAGTTAATAAACGATATTCACTTAAATAAGTTTTTAAGTTTTGTTTAACTGCTTTGTTAAGAGGTGTGACATTTTTATTTGAATCATATCCTAAGACATATAAATTAATTGCAAAAGGATTATTTTTTTCATTTAGATTATTCTTCTTACCAATTAAGAATTTATTTATACTATCCTTAATTTCCATTTCAGATTTACCTTGCATAGATTGAACTAATTGTGTAAATTCTGATAATGTATCTGGGTTTGCAAGAATTGATGATGGTGAATTATTATCCAATTCTCCATCCGGTGCACAATATGCTTTAGCAATACCACCATACTTTGCAGGTAATGATAATGCTCTTACTTGGTAATCTTTACGGGTTACTGCACGATTTTGAGAACCAAAGTTTGCTAATGCGTTTTCTCTAATTTCTTCAATCGTTTCTTCACCTCTACCGCCCGTTGCAGGAATTTCATTTGATACTGCAACCGATGATTTTGCTTGTTTGTATAATCTTAAATCATTTGTATTAAACGCAGTTATATCATCATCAAACTCTACTCTATCAATTGTAGTTAAATCTCCCGCAGGGACGTTTGAATTTATACCACCACCAATTAAATATGAAAATGTAATAGTGGTGTTTGATGGTGCCTGACCATATGTTGTTGTTTTTAAGAAATTCGCGGGATCAAATGATGCACCCAATTTATCAATCGATGATTTTAATCCCAATCCAACATTTTTAAAATTTGGTATAAGAGTTTCATCGGATGATGCGGAATTTCCTCCACCGAAAATAAGTGTTGTAGTATTATCCGAATTTATTTTTGTGACGAATCTACGTGATGTTTTTGTTAGTTTTAAAACACTTGATACTGAATCTTTAAACTGAACTAAATCTTTATCAGTTTGTTCTGATATTGGATAATCTACAAAAACCATTTCCTGTGCAAGATATGGAACTTCATACCACTTATTACCATTTGAATCTTTAACATCGTAAATTTGAATAACATCTTTATCGGCAATATCAATTTTTGAAAATTGCTGAGATGCACCAAAATCAACTGATTGTGTTCTTAAAATTGCAGAAATAGCATTTACTTGTTTCTTTACTAAATACAACGAAGGTTCACCTGTATTTTCATCCTTTGTGTATATGGTAATTTCTCTAGTATTATCATCATTAAAATCAACCATTTCAGTTGTTCTAAATTTAATATCATCTCTACCCGAAACAATCATCCCTTCCTTTATTCTCAAGTAATAATCACTATCCGGTCTATTTGTTTCACCACTTCCAATTGCAGGAACTAATTGATAAACAGACAGTGTTGTTATTGCAGGTGATGTTATTTTTGGCTTGTATCCTAAATATTGTGCAAGAGCAAGAACATTCTCTTTATCTTCCGCGTATAACATTAAAGATTCTTTTAATGTATCATCTGTGTAATATGAAAGAACATCACCAACATATGATGCCATTTCTATAAACATCATACCGGGAGATGATTCATTAAAATCCGAATATGTTTTTGGAAAATATGTTTTGGCATATTCAATTAAGTTTTCTCTAAATTTAGAAAAATCTTTATTAAGATATTTTATATCTCTTCCTTGATTTGATTTCTTTGTAATTGAATTCAGTGCCATTTTATTATCCTTGTACCGTAAAGGTTATTTGTTGTGTTTCTATTTGATTACCGACCGTAAATTGTATTGTCATATGTGCAATGTTTCTATCTTTCATAGCATCTGTCATTTCAATATCAATTTCTTCTATATTAATGTATGGCAACCAATAATTTACATTGTTAGTTATTGTTTCTTGTAATTTGGTTTCAAACGATGCATCCATTGGTTCAAATAAAAGTGAGTGTAATCCTGTCCCAAAATTTGGTTGCATGATTCTCTCGCCTTTTTTTGTCATCAATAAATTTCTTAAATTAGATTTTGCTTGTTCAAATGAAGAAAACGCTTGTGAAAAATAGCCAGTATTACCTCTTTGAACTGGCAAAGTAATTCCATATGCGAAATCATTAAATTCTTTCGTATCTTTTACTACTTTTTTATCTAATACATAAGCCATAATTATTTACCTCCACAATTACATTTACCACATCCTCTACCGGATTTCCATTTTTGTATTTTATTAGGTATAGAATATCCACTCCATACACAAGTTATAATTAATACAAATATGAATTCACTCGGCATATACATTATCTTTTAAATTTCTTAACTAATTCAGAATTATCTCTATTAAGAATTCTATCTAATCCAGCAAGACCAGTTGTCACACCCAAACCTCCACTTTTAGTAGAACCACCCATATCACCATAACCCATTTTAGCTGCCATCTGTGCTCTCATTGCTTCCATTCCACCTGCTCCTAATGAAGAACCCATATTTAATGTTCCTTCAATATCGGGTTCTGCATCCATATAGTTTGGAATGTGAGAATTTGTATATGATTCTTGTATAGGTTCTACACTTTGAAATCTATCTAAAACCGATGCACCAACCGAAGGTCCTGATGCTCGTTGTGCTGAAGTGAATGGTTGTGTTTGATTTAAAATTTCATTTATTGCAGAATTTTTTGTAAAATGTTTTTGAGGTGATTGAACTACTTCTTTAGGTTGTGTCTGTCTTTCTCTCATCAACATTGCTTCTGCTAATGCAAACGGGTCTTGCTCAACTTCTTCTACAACTGAAGTTGACTTTGTTTCTTGTAGAACTTTCATTCGCTTATTAACCTCTTCCTTAACTAATTTAGGAAGTTGTTTTTTAATTTCAGATTCTACAACTAATTTGATTAATTGTGCTAATTTTTTACTATCCATTTTAAATAATATTATTTTACTACTATAAATATATCTTTTGAGGATTTTGTATAGTTATGCCCATAGATTTGGGTTTTCTTTTATCTTTTCCCAATATCCACAAAATTTTTTAATTCTATCATCTAATCCATTATAACCACCATTTATTATTCGTGTAATTCGTTTTACAGATGCGGTAGTATCATCAATTGCTAAATTATTTAATTTACGAGTCTTCCAAAACCATGCTGCTGTTTCTGCTACATATTTTGATTCAACTAAGGTTGGGTTTGATACAACATCATCTGAAACCCCTTTGTTAAATTGTGTATAATTTGCTCTACCTGTTACTTGGATATACCCCCTACCCATAAATCGTTTTCCATCACCATCAACCACATTACCTAAATCACGTTTACCTTCATATCGTTGTTGTGCACCAGATGGCCCCCAAATTTCTTTCTTATATTTAAAATTACCACTTTCATGTGCACATTGTGCTAAGAAATGTGCTCTTGCTAATGGAGTAGTGATTCCCCATTTTCTCATTGCATTTATTATAGCAGTTGATGGTGTTATTATAGAACCATTACAACCTCTAATGGATTCACCATCCGATTCAGATGAAAATGAATTATTAGAATCTCCACTATTATTTGATGGAAATATCATTGGTTCATCTGGATCATATGATAATCCTGCAGAAGTTGATTCTGCTATACCATACCCCGCATCAGTTGCCATATCAGCTTGAGCTTCTTGTTCAGGTGATAATGTTGAGGCATCTTCTACTGCTGTTTCTTCGGCTAATTTTTCTTCATCGGTTGTTGGTAGTGGGGGTGCATCATCTATTGGAGTAGATGGATTAGCAGGTTCAATTGTATATCCAATCCACTTTACAATACCAGGGCCAGGTGTCATCGCAGGTGGATATAACGATGTTGTCATATATATTCCTTCAATTGTAGGCAAGTGAGTTTGAATTGATGCAATCAATTGATCCAAAAATAACTCCGAATTATCAGTTGGTTTTGCCATAATTAATAATACAATTTAAGACCAGGTGAATATTTCCCCCTATACATTGTTAATTGTTGATATCGCTGATTACCATTTCGTTTATGTGATATATGTATCCATATCGATTTACCATGTTCAAAAATAATTTGATCAAATGGTAAGTTTTTAATTATCCACTTTGCAACTGGTAAATAATCCTTTGGTTGAATACCGGGAATTTGTATATCTACCGCCTCACCTTTTTGATGTTGTGAAATTCCGCCTGGAATCGATGCAGTTCCCCTAAATGCAGAATTAATACGCATTTTTGGATATTGAGCACGAAGAGGTTCTAATATATTTTCAGCAACAGCTTTTAAATTACAAATAATTTCATCTGTTGATAATCCTGCTTGTGCTTTTATTTTATGTGGAAACGTAACGTCTAATGATAGATTTCGTAATTGATAATGTTTTGATAGCTGTGCAGTATAATCAAATCCTACCCCACATTTAACAGATTTTCCTCTAACCCCTCCGGCAGGTTCATTTAATTCATCAGATGCAACTGCATTCCCATTATCATCATATGAGACAGGATTTATTGCATCAGGATCATATCCCTCTGAAAGTTTATTTTTTATTTGTTGAATCTGCGGTCCTGCATCTTCACCATCATCATCTAAAATATCAACACCGGTTTCTTCAACTACTTCAGTTGCACCCTCAACCGTATTATTATCATCTGGAATTTCTTTTAGTAATTCTTCAACTGATTTTTTAGGTGGTTCTTCAATTGGTGGTTCTAACGATAATGTATCAGTTGGTTGCCACACACCTGGATTTACAATTACATTTGATGTTTGTGCAATATTTGAAACCGAACCAGGAGATGGTATAATTGGAGGAGGTGATAAACTCATCTGTGCACCCGTCCAATATCCCACAAATCCTTGTCCTAAATTTGTTATTATTGGATGTTCTCCACTTCCTTGTTGTAATGCATTTGCTAATACTGATGTTATAATGGATTCCATTAATTCAGTATTACCCTTTTGAATTTTAATTGAATTTACACTTTCAAATCCACGTTTACACGCAGCATCATATTCTTGAGTTAATTTTTTAGCAAAAT